CGCGCACGACCTGGGGGATCTGGTGGGACGAGCAGACCGGGCTGCACCGTGTGCTGCTGCTCGAGGCATGGCGGGACCGCATCGACTACGTCGATCTGCGCCGCATGGCGAAGAAGGACTACCAGGATTGGAAGCCTGATCTGGTCCTGATCGAGAAGAAGGCCAGCGGTAATTCGCTGATCCAGGACATGCGCCGCGCCGGGATCCCGGTGCATCCCTACTCGCCGGACAAGAGCAAGCTCGCGCGGGCCTACGCCGCGCAGCCGATGCTCGAATCAGGCTTCGTCTACTACCCGGACCGCAAATGGGCCGAGGCGCTGATCGATGACGTCGCCATGTTTCCCAAGGGCGAGTCCAGCGACTGGACCGACACCATGACCCAGGCACTGCTCTGGTATCACCGCCGCTTCATCTTGCGGCTCGAAGACGAGGAGGGTTTGGAAAGCGATGTCCGCGGCAATCACAGCACCGCCAAGCGCTCCCCGGCGTATGGGTAATCGGTAAATGGCAGCAGTCCCGCAGCAGTTGTTCGATGACGACGATGATGTCGGCATCGATCCGGAACAGTTCGCGACCATCGAGCGCCTGATCGAGGGCGGCGACGAGGATCTGCTCACCGAGGAGGAGCTGCGCGTCCTGCAGATGCACTTCGCCAGCGGTGTGCCGGCGAGCGAACACGGCGCGAACCTCGCCGAGCACCTGGACGGGCCGGCGCTGGCCGCGATCGCGCAGGACGTCTGCCAGTGGTACGAGGATGACCTGTCCTCGCTCTCGGAGTGGCGTGAGCGGGAACAGCGCGGCATGCGGGCGCTGGGGGTGTCGCCGAATGTGGACGGAGGCGCCGCGTTCGAGGGCGCCTCCACCGTCGTGCATCCGATGCTGGCCGAGGCCGTGATCCAGTTCAACGCCCGCACCATGGGCGAGGTCTGGCCGGCCGAGGGCCCGGTGCGGACCAAGATCGTGGGGGAAGCCGATCGGGAACGCCGGGAACAGTCGCAGCGCGTCGCCGATTACCTGAACTACCTCTACACGACCGAGATGCCGGACGCCTACGACGAAGAGGATCGGTTGACGTTCCGGTTGCCGCTGTCCGGTTCGATGTTCAAGAAGTTTGGATGGGACCCGGACTACGGGCAGTTCCGCTGCTGGGCGATCGAGCCATCGCACTTGGTGGTGCCGTACTCGGCGACGAGCCTGCTGACCACGCCGCGCTACACCGAGGTCATCTACATGCAGCACCGCGACGTGCTGCGCCGGATGCGCGACGGCTACTACATGCAGGTGCCGTTGCAGCCGCGTGAGGAAGGCTTCGGGCGCACCGAGCTCGATGATGAGATGGATGCCGTCGAGGGCCGGACGCAGTCCTCCACGCATGATGATGACGAGCGTCATACGATCCTGGAGTGCAACGCCTACTACGATCTGCCCGGCTTCGAGGACATCAACCCGAGGACCGGCGAGCTCAGCGAGATCGGGCTGCCCTATCTGCTGACCATCGACTATGACTCGCAGGAAGTGCTTGCCGTGCGCCGCAACTGGCGCGAGCAGGATCGTCGCCAGCATCGCCGGGTCTGGCACATCCACAAGAAGTTTTTTCCCGGCTTCGGCTTCTACGGCTTCGGGCTGTACCACCTCGCCGGCGGCCTGGCCGACTCCGCGACCGGCGCGCTGCGGGCGCTGCTGGACTCGGCACAGTTCAGCAACCTGCAAGGCGGGTTCCGCTCGCGCGACATGCGCCTGGCCGGCAGCCGCGACATGGCGAAGAATCCGGCCGCGCCCGGGGAGTGGATCGAGGTCGAAGCGCCGGCCGAGGACATCGCCAAGGGCTTCCATCCCCACAAGTACGGCGAGCCCAGCGAGGTGCTGCTGACGCTGCTCGGCGTGCTCGACGAGAAGGGGCAGCGGTTGCTGTCCACCACCGAGGCGATGGTCGGCGAGTTCAAGGCCAACATGCCGGTCGGCACCACGCTGGCGCTGATCGAGCAGGGCTCGCGGGTCTACAGCGGCATCCACAAGCGGATGCACGAGGCGAACGCGCAGGAGTACCGGCTGGTCGGCGAGTTGGTCGGCGAATACCTGCCACGTGATGCCTACCCCTACGAGATGGGGGGGGTGCCGCGCGAGGTGCTGCGCTCGGATTTCGATCGCCGCATCGATGTCATCCCGGTATCCGATCCGAACACGGTCACCGGCACCCACCGCATCGTGCAGGCACAGACCGTGCTGCAGCTCTCCGACAGCGCGCCGGAGATTTACGACCGGGTGGCGACGCATCGCTACATGCTCGAATCGCTGCGGGTGCCGAACCCGGATCGATTCCTGAAGGATCCGAAGGTACGCCAGCGCCAGGACCCGGTGTCCGAGGGTATGGCGATGATGATGGGCCAGCCGGCGCATGCCTTCCCGGAGCAGGACCATGCCGCGCACATCGAGGTGCATGCGAACTGGTTCGGCACGCTGCCCGAAGAGTTGCAGCAGATGCTGATGCCGGTGCACCAGGCGCACATCGCAGAGCACCTGGCCTGGGCGTATCGCATCAAGGTGCAGGAGCGGCTCGGGATGGCGCTGCCGATGCCGCAGCACGCCGCGGATGATGACGAGCAGCCGGAACTGCCGCCCGAGGTCGAGGCGCAGCTCTCCGCGCGCATCGCACAAGCCGTGCAGACCTTCGAGGACGAGCAGCAGCGCTTCCCGCCGCCCGAACCGCCAGAGGTCGTGGAGGCGAAGCAGAAGGCCGCGATCGCCGAGCAGGCCGCTGGGGCTGAGCAGGAGCGCAAGCAGGCCGCGCATGACGCGGAGATGGCACGGCGTCGTGACGAGGCCGACCGCAAGGCCGCGCTCGAGATCGAGGAGCGCGCCCGCCAGGACGAGCTGGCCCGCGAGCGCGCCGGCATGGAAGCGGATGCGTTGCAGCGCCGGCACGACGAGGAGCTGGCCTTCATGCAGCGCAAGCACGACATCCAGATCGAGCAGATGCGCGAGGAAGGCATCGAGCGCAGCCGCATCGAAGAGGAGCGCGCGGCCTTGAAGATTGAGATGGACTACCGGGCTGCGGAGCAGAAGCGCGAACAGGAGTCCAGGTCCGCCGATCAGAAGCGCGAGCAGGACGCGGCCAAGGCCGCTGATGACGCCAAGCGCCGCGAGGGCGAGCAGAGCGCCGCGGCTCAGAGCAGCGCGCCGGCCGACGACAAGCTGGCCAAGCGCATCGAGCGTATCGAGCAGGCGGCACAGAAGCAGGCCCAGCCCGATCCCCGCATCGACAAGGTGCTCAAGGGCGTCGGCGACATCACCAAGGCGCAGGCCGCGCTGGAGAAGCGCCTCGACGACATGGAGCGCAGGGCCGATCGCCGCCGTAAGGCCGTCGCTGCGTTCGCGAAGAAAGAAGGTCTCGCCGAGGTCGGCGAGTTCATCGCAGGACAGGAGAAACACTGATGCCTCGCAAGATCGACACCACCACGCTGGCCAATGCAGCGACCGACTACGCCAGGATGTTCCTGAGCCCCGACCGCAAGAAGGGTGATCTCTGGGTCAACGGCCCGAGCCGGGTCATGCAGGACCTGTACAACGCCGCGTACCGCGACGAGCATGACTACCTGCGCGATGCGATCCGCGAGGAGCTGGGCAAACGGGCGCGGGACAGGTTCGATGCGTTGGCCGCGAAGAAGTTCACGCCGCGCAAGGATGCTGCGTTCGAGGCCGAACTCGCTGCTCGCCTGGGCCAGACACTGGACGGTGATCACCGCGAGGGTGCGATTGGGCGCGTCGTGGTCGGGCAGCGCTACATCTGCCACGTCTCGGTCGAGGTCGAGGCGCTGTGGTCGATTCAGCGGCGCAAGGCGCGCGGGCTGCCGCTGCACGTGGCGGACCGCGACGACCGTGAGCTGATCACCAAGATCGTGCCGTACTACTGGCCGATCTACGCCGGCGAGGCCGAGGAGCGCGAACGCCCCGACGGTGTGGCCGACGCGATCGTGTTGCCGCCGAACTATCACGGCATGGGGGCGCCGCGCTCGCTGAGCGCCGGCGTCACCACGATCAGCAACGTGGCGGCGAAGGCCGTCGCCGACGCCGTGGTCGACCTGCTCGATGAAGGCAGCGGGGCTGCGATTGCGGCCGGCTACACCACGGCCATGCCGTCGTTCGTCGATGACGCCATCGGCGCGCAGACCAAGCTGTTCACGCTGGTGTTCAGCGCCACCGCCTACGGGGCAGCGGCCGACGGCGCCCCGGGTGGTGTCGCAACGGCAGCCGCCATCACCGACGACAGCAGCGCCGACGCCACCGGTACGCTGGACTTCGTGCGCTCGTCCTCGAGCAACGACGGTGCCGCGGCCCTGAACGACCATCTCGACGGTGACGCCGGCACCTCCGCCAAGGCGTGGGTGTTCAACACGGTGGCGATTGTGTCCGGCGCCGTGGCGTCGGCGAGCAGCGCGACGGTGACGGCGCCGGAAGCGGCGTGATGACTCTCTCAATCAACAAGGAAAGCAGCCCCGGCCCCGCGCCGGGGTTGTGCGTTTTGGAGCGCTAAATGGCCACCACCTACACCGAAGCTCGCGCGACGCTGAACGAAATGGCCGATCGCGTG